AACAGGCAGACGTGTATACGCTGACTGGCCAATTACTACTGAGGAATATGAATCATGAAAGAAGAATTATTGAAACTTTTAAAAGATAATGCTTATAAGAAGGGTGAGTTTACCCTTTCTTCTGGTAAGACAAGTGAGCATTATGTGAATTGTAAACCAGTTACATTAAGTGGAAGAGGACTTACACTAGCAAGTCTTTCTATGCTCATGTATGTAGATACTCCTTATGTTGCAGGACTTACTCTTGGTGCTGATCCTTTAGTGAGTGGAGTGTCATTAGTATCTGCATTGGATAGTAAGATGGTCAATGGTCTTATTGTTCGCAAGGAAGCCAAGGGTCATGGCACTCAGGCATGGATAGAAGGACCATTACCAAAAGAGGGAACCAAGATTACTGTTCTTGAGGATGTAATTACCACAGGAGGATCAGCAATTAAAGCAGTGAAAAGATTGCGTGATGCTGGTTACGAAGTAAAACGTGTGGTTGCTATTGTAGATCGCCAAGAGAATGGAGAAGCTCATACTGCTATGAAATTGGCAGGTCTAGAACTTGTGAGTCTATATAAGTTAAAAGATTTAATCTAATGGAACTTAAGGACACACTAGTCACAGGAGCAACGGTTCTAGCAGTAGGAACTAGTAGTGTTGTTGGTGGCAATCAGGTTATGGATAAGGTTAACAAAGGGCCTGAGAAGCGTAGAGATGCCACAGTCGATAGGGTTATGGCAGAACTACAACCATACATAGACCAAAGGATTCAACAATTGATTCCTACACAAACTGGTGCAGTGGTTCCTACAACGAAAGCACCACAAATAGACTATAGAAACAACGTACCACAGAGGTGAAATGACTAAAGAAATTACAATCAATGCCCCTGAAGGTACTAAGATTGAAGGGTTACAAATTGAGCAGGTTATATCTCAACCAGCAGATCTAGAAGTAGGTCCAGTTAAGGTTGGTGATGCGTCTGTATTGACTTGGACTAATGCTGGTATCATAGTGGTACTTATTGCTGCTGTTGTTATCGGTAAGAAACTTGTTCTAAAATGACTGACATTAGTAATAAAGATTCAGAACAAGATGTAAAGATTGCTGTCCTCGATAGTACTCTTGAGAATGCTACTCGTAGAATGGAATTGATTCATAAAAGAATTGATAGAACAGACGAGAGAGTAACTAAATTAAATGAAGATGTAAGAGAGAGAATAAGAGCACTTGAGAAATGGGTATGGGGTGCGGGTGCTGTACTCACTGCCTTTATTGTGATTGGTGGAGTAGTGGGTGAACTAAATCTTATTCCTGATAGAGAAGAAGTAAGCAATGTCTCATCCTAACGGTTATACCAAAGAAGATATTAAAAGGATCTTAGGAACTTCTTGGCCTACTATGCCTGAAGATCATGAGACTGGTAATCAGTTAAGAAGAAGAAAGGGTAGAGAAATGAGAGCAGGGTTGAGACCTTATCCTACATACCCTGCAAAGAAGGTAGGTCCAAACTTTGATGAGAATGGAAAATATATTTACCCTGAAGGTAGTGGGTTTAATTATATGGAGAAACTGAATCCTAATTCTGAATGGGGTGGTAAAGTATCATGATTCCTTATATTAATACTACTAACCCCTCCATACCCAATGTAGGTATTGGAGGGGTTCGTAATATAAATGTATGGTCAGCCAATGTAAGGGATATTGATATTCCTGATACTCGTGTATGGATGGAGAAACCACCTGAAGCCGTTCCTATTGAGGTGCCTGTTGTAGTTAATATAGGTAAACCCATTGTAGATATGCCAGGTTGTGTTACTGTACACAAAGAGAATTTAAAGCAGAGATCAAAAAATAAGATGTTGGTCAATGATGATCCTAAAGGTAACACTACCTTATGTGATGCTGGTATGCCTTCTTATCAACCAGTGGATTATCAATCACAGGGACTTAGCTGGAATACCGTAGTTCCCGAAGAACCAGAACCAGAAGGAACAGATAGTGAACCACCACCTGCACCTGATTTAGATACTCCTTCACCTGACATCCCTCCTACTGGTGGAGTGGAAACAGAACCAGATTGTCCTGGACCCAAAGATCTTCGTGTAGGTGATTACTCTACAAGTGGAGATGAAAAGGTCTCAGGACATGAGTTAAATGATAATAATATATGTGTTACTTTGTGGGAACCTGTTCCGTTTGTAGAGAAGTATCTACCTAGTCCTCAGATTGTGACGACGACTGCGACGATTGCTGTTGTTGCGACTTCATCTGCCCTACTTGCCAAACCCCTAGCAGATCTTCTTTTGAAGGTGATAAAACCTGTTGTGAAGAAGGTTTCTGCCAAGGTAAAGAAAGTCCTCGGAAAAAAGGAAAAGGTACTTTCTGTTGCTGAACGGATGGAAGAGCAGAGAGATCGGAATCAGGCAATACGGACTCTGAAGAAGGCTCTGAAGTCGAAGAAGTAGATTCCTGAGTGGTATTGTTTCCTAACTGGTGTGTATGATCAGGAAGAGAACCAGGTCTTGCTTGAGTTACTATAACGTCAGCACAGATAGAAGCATAAGGAGATTTAGGATGGAACATAATACCCTGCTGCTTTAAATCACCACAGTTTTTAAGACGAGCTAATTCAAAATCCAATCTCTTATTCGCAATTAATTGAGTTTGCATATCATTCTGTGCTTGTGCAGCTTCATGACATTGACGTACCATTTTTCTATTCAGTGGTATAGAAAGAGTAGCAGATAAACCTAAGTTAAAATTTTGGTTTGCCTTCATATCAGTACGCACTGGTTTCTGCCATACTTGATTACCAGGATTATCTGGCAGACCATCAGGACCATCTACGTCTACAGTGATTTCCATAGGCACACCATCTTCCCACCATCTATCAGCGACACCATCATTATTTACATCATAGAGTGGATCATTAGGATCACTTCTTCTTGTTGTATTATACCAAGACTCCCAAGGATAGTTCTTTACAGTGGTAAGTGTTTCTGTGATCTTACCAGTCAAGTCCCTCATATCATATTGAGGTTCCATATAATAATCTTCCCAAGGATGCTTTCTAGAATCAGCATACTGTATGTAAGGTGTGGCATTAAACGTAGCACCTTGACACTGTACTCCACCACCATAGGTGTTAGTAATGTATGGACCCTGAAGAACCTGAATAGCTTGGTTCGTAACTGAGCCAGAACTATTGGCGATTGGATTAGCAGTGGCACTAACTCCACCAACACCCTGTGCTAGTGCGACGTTAGGACATAAAAGACTACTACAAGTGGCTATTGCGTAAAGGTGCTTGTTGTATCTGTTACGCTTTCTACTACGGTTGTTCTTTGAATTATTGTTTGATTTGTGAGGCCTGGTCCAGAATATGTCTGGGTGAATTGAAATGCGTCTCCAGGCGTTGATATTGTGAAGGCGTTTTGGTTGGAGAGATCTAATGCGTCGAAGGAACTTGTTACTGCCCCCGTGACTTCTCCCGTTCCGTCTGCTGTTGGATTTATTGTCACTGTTGAAGTGTTCACTGTTGGGTTCAGTCTCTCTCCGTTGTTGGAGATTCCTGAGCCAGTCACTGTGTATTCCCATCCTGTCCTATAATCAACTGAATTAATAGTCTCCGTTACATTGGAGGTAGTCTCGGTGTGGCTAGTCATCGAGCCCTGAGTAAAATTTGGCACTACGGGAACCGCTTGTGCCGCAGTACCACCACTCAGAAGTAGTAGTACTGTAAGGAGTTTGTTCATTATATATAACTCCTCTACCTGACGGTTATCTCAGATACAAACTGGCCAGTAGCCGAAGTGCCAGCCCCACCTGCTGTTAAAGTCATCACACCTGCAGAGGTAATAGTACCAGCTAAAGTTCCAGCAACACCACCAGATTGAGTTGTAACTTCACCGTAAGCTGGCATGTCTGCTACGATACCACTCGATACGTCAACACCAGAACCGATAGCATTTACTACGTCTCCTTGAGTGAAACTTTCAGAGAAGCTAAAAGCTGAGCCGTCAGTTGTAATATCATATGTACCATCGGTCATAGCAGCGGCTGCTGTAACTGATGTAGGTGCTGTTAAACCACCAAAAGCACCACCATCACCCACTTCTACATTATTTCCACTGACAGCATATGTGGCTCCAATTCTGGTAGCTTGAGTTGCTGCACCATCCACACTTAGTTGAGTTGAAGTAGTTAATCTATGAACAAGATCAGCGTTAGCTGCTGGTGCGACCACTGCACCCGTCATCAAAAGCATTGCAAGAGGTAATAGTCTTTTCATCTTGAGACAACAAACCTATCTCTATATATACAGCAAAAATACTTAATAAAATATTAAGGTATCAGAAGATACTTGACAAACACTTAACATTTCGTTATAATAAATAACTTCGGGTGAGCATCTGCTGACCCACTAGTACCCCAAACCGAGACCACGGGGATAAGTCTCTCATATCCACTAGTGAAGGGATTAGTGGAAATAACGTATCGCTTCTACCCTTTGAAGCCCTACTAACTTTATTGTCCTCATGACAACTCTTCAAAAAAGAGAACAAGGACTCCTTACTGGATGGTCCGAGTTCTGCGAGTGGGTTACAAGTACTAACAACCGCATCTATGTTGGTTGGTTTGGTGTCTTGATGATCCCTTGCCTATTAGCTGCTACTACATGCTTTATCATAGCATTCATCGCAGCACCTCCTGTCGATATCGACGGAATCCGTGAGCCAGTTGCTGGTTCATTCTTGTATGGAAACAACATCATCTCTGGTGCTGTCGTTCCATCTTCAAACGCTATTGGTTTACACTTCTATCCTATTTGGGAAGCCGCATCACTCGATGAGTGGTTGTATAACGGTGGTCCTTACCAGTTGGTTATCTTCCACTTCCTTATTGGAATCTCAGCATACATGGGTAGACAGTGGGAATTGTCCTATCGTCTGGGTATGAGACCCTGGATTTGTGTTGCTTATTCAGCCCCAGTATCAGCGGCTTTCGCTGTCTTCTTGGTCTATCCTTTCGGACAAGGATCATTCTCTGACGGTATGCCTCTCGGCATTTCGGGTACATTCAACTTTATGTTTGTATTCCAAGCGGAACATAATATCCTCATGCATCCATTCCACATGGCAGGTGTGGCGGGTATGTTTGGTGGTGCTTTGTTTAGTGCTATGCACGGTTCATTGGTTACATCTTCACTTATTCGTGAAACTACAGGTTTGGATTCACAAAACTATGGTTACAAGTTCGGACAAGAAGAAGAGACATACAACATCGTTGCTGCACACGGTTATTTCGGAAGACTTATTTTCCAATATGCATCTTTCAATAACAGCAGAAGTCTTCACTTCTTCCTTGCATCATGGCCTGTTATCTGTGTATGGTTAACCTCAATGGGTATCTGCACAATGGCATTCAACCTCAATGGTTTCAACTTCAACCAGTCAGTCGTAGACTCATCAGGTAAGGTTGTTCCTACTTGGGGTGACGTTCTTAACAGAGCAAACCTTGGTATGGAAGTTATGCATGAAAGAAATGCACACAACTTCCCACTTGACTTAGCATCTGCTGAGACATCTGAAGTTGCACTCGTTGCTCCATCAGTTGGTTGATAAAATTCAAACAACCTGATACAATATGGAGACCCTCACAAAAGGGTCTCCTTTTTTATTCTTTTTTATAGATACTCTAGGTAAATTATTCTTATGAAAATATTTTTAGACACAGCAGATGTCTCAACCATTCTTGAACATTTTGAGACTGGTCTTATTGATGGAGTAACAACTAATCCTACCCTGATTATGAAGAGTGGTAGAGATCCTGAGGATGTGTACCAGGAACTCGCTGAAGCAGGTGTAAGAGACATTAGTATGGAAGTAGTCGGAACTCGTGAAGAGATGACCTCTGAGGGGCGTAGACTTGCCACTAAGTTCCAAGAAGTAGCAACCATCAAGGTTCCTTGCACACCAGATGGTCTTTATGTTTGTAATCAGTTAGCAAAAGATGGTACAAAGGTTAATGTTACATTGATTTTTGATGCTGCACAGGCAATATTAGCTGCGAAGGCAGGAGCAACATATGTTTCTCCATTTGTAGGAAGACTTGACGATAACTCAGTTAATGGGTTAGATGTAATTAGTGACATTGCTGAGATCTATACTAAGCATTGGATCAAAACTCAGATTCTATCTGCATCTATAAGAGGAGTGAAGGCAGTCTCTACTTCTTTTGCCCTTGGTGCTCAGGTAGTAACGATGCCACCAACAGTCTTTGAGAAGATGTATAACCATGTTCTTACAGACAAAGGATTGCAATTATTTGATGCCGATTGGGCCTCAGTAGTTGCTAACAATAAATAAATTTTTAAATAGGTAATATGAAGTTTACTGTTTATTCTAAAAATGGATGTCCTTATTGCGATAAGGTTAAACAGGTGTTACAGTTATCTAAGTTAGAACATGTCACTTATACTTTAGGTGAGGATTTTAATCGAGAAGGTTTTTACCATCAGTTTGGTCAAGGATCCACCTTTCCTCAGGTAGTAATAAATGACATACAGCACATCGGTGGATGTACAGAGACAGTTCAGTATCTAAAGGAGAACAAATTAGTCTGATGAAAAAAGTTGATGACTTTGAAACTGTATATGACATGATTGAACATGCCATTGAACTAGCGTTTGATGGCAAAATGCAATTAAAGTTTTATCAGTTTCTAGAATATCGTAAAACAAAAAAAGTAGAAATAGATGCTTTTCTTCAGAGTTCTACCGCAAAGGAAATCTCTGATCAAATAATAGAACTCCAAGAATATATTAAAGGAGGTGCTGACAACGATCATAAACAATTGCGTGAGGCTTATGGACATATTTCTAAACCTCAAGCACGTAAAATAAAAGCATACTTAGGAAGTATTCTTGAAGATGCAGTGAGGTATAGACATGACAAAAGACCAGGAAGACGCAAAAAAAACTCTAAATAAAGACACAACCGAGATCAATCGGGGTGTAGAATTATTATTAAGGAGGAAGAAGAAACCAGAAAAACCCAAAACTTTTCGAGTAAAATTCGGAAATTTAATTGCTCTATGGAATAGAGAAATTATTTTTCATTTTGATTTTTACTTGGACATCCGAAAAAAATAACCATCTCTGGAGGAGTGCTATGTCAGAAACACTTGTAGTATCATTGACACTTATGACAGTAATGTCTATACTTGCATTATTAGTAGGAGGTATGATAGGATGGATGGCAAGACAGCATTCTTATGAAACTACTCCTCAAACAATCTATTCTCATCCAGAAATGTTTGATGCAAATGGGAATGTTCTTCCCGATGAAATTTTAGCCCTAAGAATTGAAACTCATGACACAGACGAAGAAAGCGACGACTAGGAAGACACGAGTTAAACTGCCTCCTAATCCTTTTATACATGAAGTTCTTGCACTTGTAGATAAGCAAAGAACTAAGGCAAAGAAAATAGAAATCTTAGAAGAGTATTCCAGTGATGCTTTGAAATCTATTCTTATTTGGAATTTCGATCAAACAGTTGTTTCAATGATTCCTGAAGGTGCAGTTCCTTATAATAAGAATGAGGTTCCTGTAGGCACAGACCATACTTCATTACGTAGAGAGTGGAAGAATCTTTATCACTTTGTGAAAGGTGGTAATGATAGTCTTAGTTCAATGCGTAGAGAAACAATGTTCATTCAGATGCTGGAGGGACTTCATCCTGAAGAGGCAGAAATAATTTGTTTGGTAAAAGACAAAGCTCTTGAAGAGAAGTATAATATTACCTATGATATGGTTAAGAAAGCATATCCAGATATCCAATGGGGAGGACGTTCATGACCACTAAGACAGAGAAGAAAGCAGAACCACCAAAACAAATTGACAATGATAAACAAGACTATCATTGTCAGGTTATTTTAGAAAAAACTACACAGGATAAGGCTTACGATAGAGGATTACCTACTGATGCTTTTAATATAACTTATCTGGTTGAGGGTAAGGAGTATCTGGATGTGGTTCGTTCTGAAAAAATGATGAATGTCTTTGATAGATATTATGATAAGTATGGAAAGGGTGCAGTCCAAAAAATTGATTATGGTTATGGTACAATCAGACCTAATCTATGGAATCTAAAACCCCCAGAAAGAAAAAGAAGAAAAAGGAGGTTAAAAGAAGATGAGTGATGAAATTAGGAATCAAATCAATGACATTATAGAAGGTGAGATTCAAAACAACATCAATGAATACTTAGAGGCTGAAAAAACTAAAGGGGAGAGTGGATTGGGATTTGCCAATCAAGGTGGTCAATTAAATGTAAAGGTATCTAAGGCTGAAATTGATAAGATAGTTAAGAAGTATAAAAAGATCCAGAAGTATAGAAAGTCTTCTCTCTTTGCTGTACAGAGTATGGATGAGACGGAAGAGATGATTAGTAAAATGGTTGATGAATTAATGAATGATGATAGTGAATAATGATATTAGTTACCTATCGTTTATTTTATTGGACTATGTTAAGTACCAATTATAGATTACGTCTTACAGAAATTTGTAATGCAATTAAATCTGAGGAAGAAGTAAGTTTAGAAGACCGAATATGGGCTATGAAGTTAATAGAAGTTAACAAATCTGCACAAAGTATTGCAAATGGTATCGTCTGATACAGTTTTACTTGACTATATAGTATACCTGTGTTAATATTAACACAATCGTTCAACCTCATAAGAGGTCGCAAGTAAGCCGACACGGAACGGATCGTTCATCCCTACGGGGACGCAAATGCCGACTGAAGGAACGGGGCAAAAATCCCTACTACTTTGGAGAAAGCCAATGGCACAAGTCACTTACCGTGGAGTCAAGTACGACTCTGAAGCGTACCGTCAAATGGTACAAGCAGAAGCTCAAAAAAGAAACCATGATTTAATGTATCGTGGTATCAAAGTAGAACGTAAGTTCGCTTCTAAGAGTTAGATGACAAGGGGGTTTACATACCCCCTTTTTTAATATATAATTAACTTGAGGAGAACGAGTATCATGGCACTACATATGAGAGAACAATTATTAAGAGCAGTCTTAGCACATGCACAAGGAGAGATTGCAAAGCATAAGGCAAACGTAGAAGTATACTTGGAACATCCTGCAGGTATTGGAGAGCATTCTGATATTACTGAAGCAATTCAAGTTGAGTTGGATAAGATTGCTAGATATGATGATCAAGTAGAAGTTATAAACAAATATTTTAAGTCAAGTCATACGATGTCAGATATAGACAGACGATCTAGTGAGATTTAATGAACAAAGCAAAATTTAAAGTGCTAGTACAAGCTCTTAAAGAGATTGTAGATGAGTTAGAGAATGAAATTTATGCCGAGTTAGAAACGGATACTCCTGCATTTTCTTCTCCCCCTCCTGATTACGATGAGTCCTTTGAATACGAAGAAAACGATGCATTCTCAAATTAAATTAGTTAGTGTCACTCCTGATGCGGAACAGCATATGGCATACGTGGCCCGTGTTTCTAACCCTAAGAACCAAGACAGTGATAAGTTTGCTGGTTTACTTAAGTATTGCATCAAGCACGGTCACTGGAGTGTCTTTGAGCAAGCATTCATGACAGTAGAGATCAATACTACTAGAGGTCTTGCTGCACAGATACTACGTCATAGATCATTTACATACCAAGAGTTCTCTCAGAGATATGCTGATAGTAGTATGTTAGGTGATGTAATACCTGTACCTGAACTTAGGAGACAGGATGATAAGAATCGTCAGAATAGTATTGATGATGTTGATCCTCTTGTAGCACAGGATTTTCATAGAAAAATCCAGAAACATTTTGTAGATGGGATGCACTTGTATAAAGAGATGTTGGATGCAGGTATAGCAAAGGAGTGTGCTCGGTTTGTATTACCTCTTGCTACTCCTACAAGAATCTATATGACTGGTTCTGTAAGATCATGGGTTCATTATATTGACCTACGTTCTGCACATGGAACACAGAAGGAGCATATGGAGGTGGCAGAAGGAGTTCGTTCTATTTTTAAGGAGCAATTTCCTACTGTTGCTGAAGCTCTTGACTGGATTTCCTAAATAATCGTAAACCCTATTAAGATTTGTATGGCTACGTACCCTGTTGTTAATCAGAAAACTGGTGAACAGAAAGAAATTATGATGAGTGTCCATGATTGGGATCAGTGGTGTACTGATAATCCTGATTGGTCTCGTGATTATTCTGATCCCACCAGTATGCCTCTCATGGGAGTTGAACTTGGTGAATGGAGAGATAAAGTGGTTAATAAGAATCCTGGATGGGGTGACATACTCAAGAGTGCTGAAAAGTCTGGAGGTATTTCTGGAAGATTAGCACGAACCAAGAATATTGGTACAACTGAGTCGGAGGCCATGGCTGATTAATATGGCAAGAAAAAAGAAAACAGACCAACCTATAGGTGTAGGATTAACATCTAAGCAGATGAAAAGAAAGAAACCCATTAATACTGATATGATGAGGGACATTGAACCCCTCACCGATAATCAGAAAAAATTATTTGATTCCTATAAGAAAGGAAAAAATCTTGTTGCCTACGGTGCAGCAGGAACTGGTAAGACTTTTATTACTCTGTTTAATGCACTTCAAGAAGTACTTGATCCAAGCACTCCTTATGATAAAATTTATATTGTAAGGTCACTTGTTGCCACCAGAGAGATTGGTTTCCTTCCAGGAGATCATGAAGATAAGTCATTACTTTATCAGATTCCTTATAAGAATATGGTGAAGTATATGTTTGAGATGCCATCAGATGCAGACTTCCAAATGCTTTATGGTAATTTAAAAGGACAAGATACCATTGACTTTTGGAGCACCTCATTCATTCGTGGTACAACATTAGATAAGGCTATCATTATTGTAGATGAATTTCAGAACTTGAATTATCATGAATTAGATAGTATAATAACAAGGATCGGTACAGACACAAAAATAATGTTCTGTGGTGATGCTACTCAGACTGATTTGATTAAGCAAAATGAGAGGAATGGTATTCATGATTTCATGCAGATCCTTCGTATCATGCCATCAGTTGACATCATTGAATTTGGTGTTGAAGATATTGTAAGATCAGGTTTGTGTAAGGAATATCTACTTGCGAAACTGGAACTTAATTTATGACCTTTACTCATTGTAATTTCTTAGGTGAACTTGAATTAGAAAAGAAAGAAACTCCTGGTTGTAGGTTGTATCAACTACCTGATGGTCAGTGGGTTCCTTCTATTACGTCTGTAACTTCTTTTTACAATCGTGATATCTTTATTAAGTGGAGAAAGAAAGTAGGAATAGAAGAAGCAAATAGAATTACAAAGAAAGCCACTACTCGTGGAACTGATTTTCATGAGGCAGCACAGGCATATCTAGAGAACAAAGAACTTAACTGGGATGATTATATGCCAGCAACTAAGTTCATGTTCCATCATGCAGCACCATATCTGGATAAGATAAATAACATACACGCTATAGAGAGAACTCTTTACTCTGAGTACCTTGGTCTTGCAGGTAGAGTTGATTGTATAGCAGAATATGAAGGCGAGTTAGCAGTCATAGACTTTAAGACATCTGAGAAGATCAAACCTGAGAAGTGGTTGGAAAATTACTTTGTTCAGGAGACCTTTTATGCAGCCGCTTACTACGAACTAACTGAAATCCCTGTTAAAAAACTTATCACCCTGATGGTAACCCCTAGTGGTGAGGTAAAAGTATTTGACAAAAGGAACAAATCCGATTATATTAAACTTCTAGTTCGATATATTAAAGAATTTGTACATCACAATACTAGGTCCCAGAATGGAGAATGAACTAGAGAAGGCACTTGAAAATAAATTTTTCTGTCCGTCTAGGTTCGCACAGGAGATAGAATCTTTGGTCCATGAAAATGGTAACCTTAATTATATTGATGCTATCATTCATTTCTGTGAGCAGAACAGTATTGATTTGGAATCAGTTCCTAAACTTATATCTAAACCGTTAAAGGAGAAGATAAAGTACGAGGCACAGGAGTTAAATTTTTTAAAGCGAACTAGTCGTGCGAAATTAATTTTTTAGCCTCAGGGGAGGCTAGCTTTTAATTCCAAAAAAGGCGGAAAAAAAACTCCAAGCTTTTTTTGCCCTATTACTTTTTTTAAATAAAGAAAATGACCTTACATGAACAAATCCTAGAGTCTTTTAACTCTTACCTTGCAGAATCTGAATCTTTTGAAGATAAGGGTGTTAAAGTAGCAGGTACAAGAGCACGTAAAGCACTTGGTGAATTAGGTAAACTTGCAAAAGCAAGACGTGCAGAAATCCAAGATAAGAAAAATAATGCCTAAGATGAATGCTCAGACTAAGTTAGTCTTTGCTCTTGAGCATGTTGCTCATTTACATGATCTCATTGAAGATAATGAATATCAACATTATCTCAATGATGCATTATGTACCCTTGAATTTGAACTTGAGAGGCAGTTAGCCAATGAATTACATAAAAAGAATCCCAAACTGGGAGAAGGAATATAGGGACATGACCCCAAGACAATTATCAAAGAGGGAATTGGAACTGTTGGACGGATCAAAGATTAGAGCCCATGAGGGTATGATCTACGGTGCGATGTATGTACATTGGAAAGAATTGATACAGAATGAAGAATGATGCCTTTTGATGCATATCGTTGTTATCTCTCGTTGAAGAATCACTTTACTAAAGATCATTATGATTATATCAAGTATCGTGGTAAGACGAGAGCAACCCAACAAGCCTTTTATAAGAGAAAGGACAGATTTTGGTTTGAGAAGTTTGCAAGGCAAAAAAACGATAAAGAGGTAGAAGAGTTTTTCGTCTCTAATTTCATTTATACCACTGATCCTGCAACTATGTGGATTGGTGAAATGATGAAAGAAGGGGAAAATCGCTATATTGACTGGAAAAAGAAAATTCAGTCATTATCCTATATTTTTAAAGAAGAGATAAATTTGCTTTTTGAGAATAATGAGGTAAATGAGGTATTTGACTGTTCTGAGGGACATCCGCCTATTTTAAGAAATTATCTTGGTGGGAAAATATCACTCGAAACTCTTGTAATCTGTGATTCTGTATTTGACTACAGAAAAGATTTTGATCAGAAATTGAATGATCCTATCTGGGAAACCGTAAGTAAAAAAATGAAAAAATATAAACCTTTCCTAAATATAGATGTACCAAAGTATAAAAAGATTCTTAAACAAACTGTCCTATGAGCTTTTTCGATTCTGAAGTTGTTCGTGCAGAAATGGCAGAGATACATGAACTCCAAGAGGAGGTTTATACTAATGTCTTCAAATTTCCCACAATGTCAAAAGAAGATCAATTATATCATGTTGCTATTCTGGAGAAACTTTTAAATAAGCAACGAGTTCTTTATACTCGTGTTAGTTTATCAGATGATCCTCAAGCTAAAGAAATGAAAAAAAGCATTTTAGAAGGTGCTCGTCAAATGGGTCTTCCTACTAATGTGGACATGAACATCTTATTCGCCAATATGAATAATATGGTAAGTATGATGAAAAAAAACATTGACAAAGAACCTTTAACTTGATATACTAAAAAGGTACACACAAGCCAAATCTCAATAAAAATCTAAATGTCATTTTCAGACTTAAAAAAACAATCCTCTCTAGGATCTTTGACTTCTAAATTAGTCAAAGAAGTGGAGAAGATGAACAATGGTGGAGGAGGTGATGATCGCCTTTGGAAACCAGAACTTGATAAAACAGGAAACGGTTATGCCGTGATTCGCTTCCTTCCTGCTCCAAATGGAGAGGATATCCCTTGGGCAAAGATGTATTCTCATGCATTCCAAGGACCAGGTGGTTGGTACATTGAAAACTCTTTGACAACTACTGGTGGAAAAGATCCTGTTTCCGAATATAATCGTGAATTATGGAACAGTGGTAATGAGTCCGATAAGGATGTTGTTCGTAAGCAGAAGCGTAAGCTTTCTTACTATGCCAACATCTATGTTGTTAAAGATCCTACCAATCCTCAAAATGAGGGTGGAGTATTTCTCTATAAGTTTGGTAAGAAGATCTTTGACAAAGTAATGGAAGCAATGCAACCAGAGTTCGAGGATGAAACTCCAATCAATCCTTTTGACTTCTGGCAAGGTGCTAACTTCAAATTGAAGATCGTTAAGAAAGATGGTTACTGGAACTATGATAAGTCAGAGTTCGATTCAGTATCACCATTACTCGATGACGATGATGCACTTGAAGCATTATGGAAGAAGCAGTATTCTCTTTCTGCTGTTACCGCACCAGACCAATTCAAGTCATATGATGACCTGAAGAAGCGTTTGGACTATGTTCTAGGTAACAAGCAACCTGCACGTCGTATAGATGAAGAGGTTGTAGAGGAAGATAACAGTCGTGGTTCTTATACACCAGACTTCAATGCTCGTAAAGAGCCAGTTGCTGCTGTAGCATCTGCTAGTTCAGATGAGGATGATGCACTGAGTTATTTCCAAAAACTTGCAGAGGAATAATTAAGAATATATTTTAATATTTTCTCCTCTTACTAGGGTTTCACTCACATATTGGGTGGAACCCGTTTTATATGGCATTATTCGATCCATATCAGTTAGAACTATATTGAGATAATTTTGTTTTAATATGTATATTTCTCTTTTTTTATCTTGAAGGTCTACTTCATAATCATAATTAGTTACTTCAGTTGTTATAAGATCTCCTGCTCCTCCTATTTCTGTAGTTGTTCCTAAATTAGCATCAAAAAATTTCATTGAAAAGTATTGGGGAACTTGAAGACCTTCTTTTAGAATAGTAGCTCCAAGACTGTTTTTTACTTCTTTACTTTCGTAATGATGAATGCTGTGTATATTTTGCTGGTTTTCGTATTTGTTGAGAAGATAATTTTCAAATGATTCTTGAGTAAGGGGCCATTCATCTTGAATGTTGATGATATTATTTGCTAAAAGAATAACCCAATCCAATTTTGAATCTTGATAAACTTCAAAAGCAACATTATCGGGTCTATCATCTCCTGAGATGCTGTATTTGGTAAAATAGGTAACATCTTTAAATATATCATCTCTAATCTTTCCTCTTTTAAAAAGGTTTTTTACCTCAATATATTCTGAACTGCTGTGAGAATCTGGCAGTCTGTTTACATATTCAAAATTTGGGATGTTGCGGAAGTAAGATGCCATTTTAGAAACCTATTTCTTGTACGTTTGTGCCATTTTGCATACCAAGAGAATCATGATAATCAATTTCATATATTGGATCAAGTTCATTAAATTGTAGATTCATTGTATATTGAACCATACTTCGTTGAGGATCACTATATGTCATGTATTGTTGGTTGGGTGTATAATCAACTGCACATGATAATAATGCACAGGTTTTAATTATATTAAGAGAAGGATGTTTCATCATTTCTCCATTATCATTAAAACTTACATAATCAATTTCAAAATAATTAGGTGCTTTTAAAAATATATTAGTAGAAGTGGTTTTGACTGACATTCCCTGTTTAAAGAAATTGATAATATTTCTTATTTGTCCTGCTTCTTTAGGATCTCTGGGAGACATAACAAATGTAAAGTCAAATGCTCTAAGAGCAGGAGCATCAAAAAGCAATTCCATATTTGGGTTTGCAATTTGACCTGTAGCCCTTGATAATAAATTTTGGGTTTGGACTGCTTGACCAGCAATCATTGTATTAATTGCTGTTTGAACTTCTTTGTTCCCTGTTACTTGTTCTGCTCCCGCTTTTAATGCATCTCCTGCTTCATCTATTACACTTTTACCTTCCGTTCCTGCAGCTTTGATTATTCCCATTGCTCTTGCAGCACCAAAAGCTTGAAGAGGATTCATAGTAGATCCTTGCCAACTTACAGAGTTTAGATCTTTAATACCAGATTGAATGGGTAAAGTCACTGAGCCTTCTATCTTACCTGATTTTCTTTGCCTAACTGATACATTTTCTCTAATTGAAGGATCTATTACTTGTCCCGTACTTTGCTTCATCTTGAATATAATTCTATCCTGCTTATTTGATGATATATCTTCAGGATAGTAATAATCTCCATATTGTGTTCTTATTTTCTTATCTGATATATTACGCACATTAGACTGGTTTCTTTCATTGACGTTGAAATCTGTAGTGGTGTTTGAAGATCCTAAAGCAGTTCCTTGTATTCCTGTTAAACCTGCAAACCTACCATTATTAATTGTTGCTAAATTTTCTAAACCATATTCTTCTATTAATGCATTTGCTTGTTCTGTAGATAATCCTCGTTGAGTGGCGGGGTTATTATAAAAAGACTGTTCTATTTCTTCTTCCGATATTCTTTCATAATCAACTCCAGTCCCTGTCCAGTCATTTGCTAAATTTCTAATACTTTGATCAGTCGTTGGTTCCCATTTCCATGTACCATCCTCTTGTCTACTTCCTGTAAATGTTGATCTATCTACGTTTGTTGTGTCCCAGAATTGATCTTGATGAACTGCTGCTGTCCATTTAGATGTACCATTTTCATAAGTAGCCTGATATCCTTCAACCACTTTTCCATCAATCTCCATTGAGGTGGCTATTACATTAATAGGAGTACTTTCTTCTCCATCAACCTCATAAGTAGGTTTGAAACTAGTATCGTTGCCCGAATATTGAGACATTAAATTATTTTTTAGTTATTTATAGAGTTGTTAAGAAATAAGCATAAGATATGTCACGTAGGTCATTTATTTCACTGGGTCGAACCACATAGAGGACTCCTCCGATCTCTTCCCATGTATAATTTCTAAACTTACCCCAGTGATAATTGATTCCTCTAAATCCCCATCTTTGTATATCAGTTACTGCGACAAGGGGATGTTGATCATATTGCATTCTGCGAGTTTTGGCAGTGTAAATGAAGGTATAATATTGTCCTACGTCAGGCACTACTTCTACATCTTTTAATGTATCCATGATAAGAAGCATCATCTCTTCAGGATCACTCATCTCCTTCAATTCTTCTTTGATAGGGGCAATCCTATTATCACCTACTTGTTGAGAATATTGTTCAAAATACTCCTCATTAAATGGATTCTCTTCAGGAAGAAAACTATCTACCATGATATATTCCTAGTTCTTGTTCAGTAATGATTTTAAATTCAATTTTTCTATCATTACAAAACTCTTTTGCTGCAGCCCATTTAGCAGTGTTAACAGCATAGGTTTTACATTCATAGAGATATGATTGAGTCACTTTCTTTTTCTTTTTAGGAGGTCGAGTTTGTTTCTTTGGTTTTACCTCAATCACATATGTTTTAATTTGACCAGTGCTTTCCTTGACTTTAATAATAAAGTCTGGATAATAACGATGCATTCGATTATCAACAGGAGAGAGATATTTAATATAGAATTCTTCACTTCCCCACTCAAGAATATTTTCATTTAGATCACAATAGTTGCAGAATTTGGTTTCCCAAGTACTGCGACATATAATATTATTTGGATTTCCCTTGTATTTTCGGGGAAATGTGGGTTTAAATAAACTTTTTTTACTTTCTCCCATTTATCTTGACTACATAATATATCAAGTAGTAATATTTATGGGTCTATAATGCGTACCCCTCAACCAACAGCAGTATCAAAGTTAAAAACTTCTATTTTAAATACTGCGTTAACTACACATTATGAATGTTGGTTTAATCCCCCATCTGTTATCTCTGGAGGAGTAGAAGGTCCAACAGGTAGAAATGCAACTACTGGTTTACTTCCGACTTCAAGGTCTGATGAGGATTATACTTTGTCTTGTATAGAGGCATCTTTGCCTGGAACTTCTTTAGCTACTGCTGAACTTACTAATGATCATACTGGAATAACAGAGAGGCATGTTCATAGAAGACAATACGATACAACTGCATCATTTACTTTTTTAGTTGATAGGAATTATAAACAGATACAGTTATTTGAAACATGGATTGGGTATATTGTTAATGAGCAGAATAGTGCATCCCCTAATTATTTTTATAGAGTAAACTTTCCAAGACAATATCAAACAATAATTCAAATTAAGAAATTTGAGAGAGATTATAAACAAGCTTCTTTAGAATATCGGTTTTTAAATGCATATCCTATTAGTATTAATGCAATGCCTGTTACTTATGAAGCAGCACAGACATTAAAATGTACTGTTAATTTTAACTTTAGTAGATATATTACTAATGCAACAAGAGCTAATGAGGTTTCTTATCCAATTTTGGGAGATGCAGATAGTTCAGAGTTTGTAGCGGGTAATACTGCTTCAACTAATGCAGGAGCACAAGAATCTGCTGCATTTGATAATGCTGCTTTAAATGCAACCCTTAACAACTAACTAAATAAAATACACTGAAATTTCTATAGGATATTATGCCTTTACCAAAGATTGCCACCCCGACGTATGAGTTGGAATTACCTTCGACTGGCCAAACAATTCAATATAGACCTTTCTTAGTTAAAGAAGAGAAATTATTGGTTTTAGCTTTAGAAGGTGAAGATGTAAAAGAGATAACCACTGCTATCAAAAATGTTATTAAATCTTGTATTCAGACAAAAGGAATTAAAGTAGACACTCTTCCTACATTTGATATTGAGTATCTCTTTTTAAATATAAGAGGTAAGTCAGTAGGTGAAGAGATTGAAGTTAAACTTCTTTGTCCTGATGATAATGAAACTTATGTACCTGTGATGATTCCTATTGATGAGATTGGAATATTAAAGAGTGATGAGCATACTAATAAGATCAAATTAGATTCTAACTTGATGATGGAGATGAAGTATCCATCCCTTGCAGAGTTTATTAAAAATAATTTTGATTTTGCTGGTGATGCAACTATGGATCAGTCTTTTGACTTGATTGCTTCATGTATAGATAAAATTTATAATGAAGAAGAGGTGTGGGCAGCAGCTGACTGTACTAAGAAGGAGATTAATTCTTTCTTGGATCAAATGAATTCTTCTCAGTTTAAAGAGATTGAAACCTTCTTTGAGACTATGCCTAAACTATCTCATACAGTAAAACTGAAGAATCCTAAGACAAAAGTGGAAAGTGAGGTGGTACTTGAGGGATTATCCAGTTTTTTCGGATAGGAATGGTATATATGAGTCTGGAAAATTATTTTAGACTTAATTTTTCACTCATGCAGTATCATAAATATTCATTAACTGAGATTGAAAACATGATTCCTTGGGAAAGGGATGTGTATGTGGAGATGTTGAGAGCACACTTAGAGGAAGAGAAACTCAAACAGCAACAAGCGAATGCCTAAAGGAATTGGTTACAATAAAAATATAATAGAGACCTTAAGGAAGTCCTTTGGAATGCAAAGGGAAACTTTGATTCGTGTTCTTGGACTTGAGAAGAAGATTGAGGAATTACAAGCAGCTAAGCAAAAGGTAGAAGAGGATACAGTAGATGTTGTAGGAGATGGTAAAATAGAGGGTATAGTAGATGTTATAGGAGATGCTCCTCAAGAAATAGTAGAGGATAAAGTAGAAGAAGCAGTAGAGGATAAAGTAGAAGAAGCAGTAGAGGATAAAGTAGAAGAAGCAGTAGAGACTAAAGTAGATGATAAAGTAGAAGCAAGATTACAAGCATTAGAAAAGGGAATAGAAGAGATAGAAGATAAGATAGAAGAAGCAGTAGAGGATAAAGTAGAAGAAGCAGTAGATGTTATAGGAGATGGTAAAATAGATGATATAGTAGATGTTATAGGAGAT